ATCAATAATATCAATAATACCAACTAATTTTTCATATCCCCAATTTCTTGCTCTTTTTTCTTGTTTTGAATTAGATATATTTGAATTGTCTAGTATATTACCGCTTGAGGTGTAATGATGACCTAATTCTTCTGCAAGAATACATCGTTTTTCTTTTAATGTCTCTATGTTTTTATTTAATGCTATTACATTATCTCCATACAGACCTTTGCATTTACCCCTAAATTTCATTTCAACAACTTCTACCCCTTGGCTTTCAGCTTCATATAAAAGTTTATTATACGTCATATGAACCCTCCATTTTGTCTATTTTTTCTTTTTGGATATTATAAATTTTATGAAATTCTCTATATCTTCTACATCCTCATCTGTAAATTCTTCTCCTTCAAAATGTGCAGCCAAAGTTTTAATTTTATTTTCTTGTTTCTCAGTAACTTCTTCAATCCCATATTCATCAGTAGCTTCTTTTAGCATGTTGTATACCTTTTTTACAGAATCAAGTGTCATATCCAATTTTTCTTCTGTGTTAAGCAAAAAGTCGGTTGAAACACTAAAAAATTCTGCTATTTTAATTAATACTTCATAACTAGGCTTTCGGGCATTAGTTTCATACATTCCTACCATAGAAGTAGTAACTCCTATATTTTTCCCTAATTCTTCTTGTGTTATATTTTTACTCTTTCTTAATTTCTTTATTTTATCTCCTAACAAAGTAATCACCTCAAATATATTATTATCACTATTAGTATTATAACCTGTAGTTGTAATAATATCAATACAACTAATAGTGATAATTAAAGCTATAAGAAGCAATGGAAAGGAAATAGCACTTAATTTCTCACTAATGGTTATAATTGCATTTGATTCCTATAACTGTTAGTTGTAATATATACATAAAGCAAATTGAAACGAGGTGATAGATTTGGCAAACCACATTACAACTCTACGAAAGAAAGCGGGATTTGATACAGCCAAAGAAGCTGCAAAGGCTTTAAATATAAGTAATGGAATGATGTATCAGATGGAAGGTGGATATAAGACCCCAGGTTCACAGTTAGCAATTAAAATGTCCAAGCAGTTTAATTGTACATTAGAAGATATTTTTTTACCTTTTAATACAACTAAGAGTTGTATTAGATTATAAAAGGATGAAAGGTTGAGATTAAAATGGACAAACTTTTAACTAAAAAGGAGTTAGCTGAAAGATGGCAGGTTGCAGAAAAAACGATTGATAACTGGAGGGAAAATGGCATTTTAACGCCGTGCAGTGGTATACCAGCTATAAGATTTAGCTTACAACATATAGCAGAGCTAGAAGGAACTAAAGTAGAAAAATTTTCTCCAATAGAAAGAAGAAGGCTTGAAATAGAAAATGAAAAGCTAAAACAAGAAAATGAAAAGCTAAAAGGAATATTAGCAAATGTTTTATCTGAAGTATCTAAGATTATTAATTCATAGGGGGTAACAAGATGAAAAAGATAAATTTAACTATAGAAAATGGACAACCTGTAATAACAGAAATAAAGCCTGTAGAAATAGGCGGAAAAAGAGTTTTAACAACAGAGCAACTAGCAGAGGTTTATGGAACAGATCTTAATAACATAAAAAATAATTTTAATAACCATAAGGATAAATTTATAAAAGGAAAACATTATTATTTTTTACAAGGTGAAAAATTAAAGGATTTCAAGAACCAAGTCAATGATATTGACCTAGTTGGTAAAAGAGCAGCAAGCTTATATCTATGGACAGAAAGAGGAGCCAATCGCCATTGCAAAATATTGGACACTGATAAAGCATGGGAGCAGTTCGACAACTTAGAAGAAACATACTTTAGGGTTAAAGAAAACAAAGTAGAAGTAAATCAACTTAGTCCAGAGTTACAAATGTTTAATAATTTATTTAAAGCACTAGCAACTACAGAACTAGAACAAAAGAAATTAAATGCAGCAGTTCAAGAAACTAAAGAAGAAGTACAAGCTATTAGAGATGTAGTTAAATTAGATACCACATCATGGAAGGAAGATTCTACTAAATTAATAAATAAAATAGCTCAAAACCTTGGCGGCTTTGAATATATTAGTGAAGTAAGAAAAGAGATTTATACATTACTAGATAAAAGAATGGGTGTGAATTTAGAACAAAGACTTACTAATAAACGTAGAAGGATGGCAGATGAAGGAGTGTGTAAGTCCAAAAGAGATAGGCTAAATAAAGTAAGTGTAATAGGTGATGATAAGAAGCTTATAGAGGGCTATGTGTCAATAGTTAAAGAAATGGCTATTAAATATGGAGTAAAAGCTTAGGGGGTGTAGATATTGACTACAGTAGGACAAGCTATAACAGCACTATATAGCCTGATTGCAATTACAGCTCTTATAATACTGGATCTAAAAGGATTAATAAAAGAAAATAAGGGAGGTTGGATAACAGTTGGCTTAACTCCAGTATTTATATTACTTGTAAATATAATTTAGGTGGTGATAAAAAATTGAATAAAGCTAAATGCCCAGATTTTCAGAGTAGGTCTAATGGACACAAATATTATATTAACTGTTTTCATAAAAGGGACAGACTAGAATTTTTAAATACAGAATCTAGAACAAAATATTTTCTACAATATTGTTGTAATAATTATAAAAAATGCAACAGATATAAAGGGATAAGGAGGTGAGGTATAAATGATTAATGCGGAGGAACATTTGGGTATTGTATATCTTATTACAAATAAAAGATATAAACAATTTAAGCATAAATACTCCTATGAAGATTTATTCCAAGAAGGATGTTTAGGTCTTATGAAAGCCACAAATAGATTTGATAGTAGCAGGAGGATAAAGTTTAGCACATATGCTTATCCTTACGTAGATGGACAAATTTTAAGAATGATAGAAAGTGATAAATGGTACGGCAAAAATAGAAAAGAGAGGTTAGAGGGTATCGTTCCGTATAGTTTAGACGCAGCTATAGATGGGCTTGATAATGAAATAGCCTATATAGATTCAATTAGAAATTATGATTTAAACTTTGAAAAAATAGAAATAAAAACTTTAATAGATAGCTTACCAGAAAAATTAAAAGAAATTATAGAAATGTATTATATGCAAAGTTATACTCAAGCAGAAATAGCCAGGAAATTTGGTTGTTCTAGAAGTAATGTTACCAGATTAAAAATAGAGGCACTAGATTATTTAAGATTTCAAGTAAACAGTATAAAAAAAGAGATGGCTTAAGCCACCAATAAATTTAATTAAAAAACCTAAATACAGTATAGCAGAAAGGGGTTAGATAAGCAATTGAATAAAAAAGTAGCTATGGTTAAGTTCCCAAGAGGAAGTTTTGACCAAGAATATTCTTATAAAACAGATATAGAAAATTTAAAAAATGGTGATGTATTAGTTGTTGAAGCTAATAATTCATATTCAATAGCGATATTTCAAAGATATTCAGAAACTAAAAGCAGAGTAGAGCAAGCGACTAAATGGGTAGTTCAAAAAGTTGATATAGAAAGTCATGAAGCAAAAATGTTTCTAGGAGGTTCTGATTAATGGACAAGAACTATGAAATTATCCAGGATATTTTAACTAAGGCTATTCAAATTACAGTTACCCAAAAGCAAGATGTATCCTGGGAGTTTTACCCTTTAAGTAAAGTCTTATCAATATCAATTTCATTCAATGGGAAATGTAGCAAAGGTTTAGTAAAAACATATGGGGTAAAAGTTGAAGATACTGAATGCTTAAAAATTATTCAAAAAGAATTAATGGATATTCAAGCTAACAATTTAGAAGATGACTTTCTTGGTGATTAAACCATTTAATAAAAATGTTAAGAAATTTAAGGAGGAAGAATAATTATGAAAATTACAGCAGAATTTAATTCAAATGAGGAGTTATTAAATTTTATTAATACTTTTGGCACTACTACTAACATTATACAAAAAATAGAGCCTAAACAAGTAGGGCAAGCATCTACAGAAAACAAAGAGGCAATCAAGGAGACTCCTAAAAAAGAAGTTAAGAAAGATATTAAAAAAGAGGAATCTAAATCAGTGGATCCACCTAAACAAGATACTAAGAAAGAAAAAAATTCAGCAGCAGAACAAACTAAGAAAGAAGATAAACCAGTAGAAGAACCTGAAATTACAAAAGAAATGGTAAGAGCAGTATTTACAAAGTTAATACAAGCGGGTAAACAGAAAGAGGCTAAGGAGATAACCGCAAAATATGGAGCTAGTAAACTGCCTGAATTAAAAGAAGAACACTATGCTGCAGTAATAAAAGAAGTGGAGGCGCTGCTATAATGGCAAAACACGCAATACTTAGCGCTAGTGGGGCAAGTCGTTGGCTTGCATGCCCACCTAGTGCAAGATTAGAAGAAAATTATCCTAATAAAAGTAGTGAGTTTGCTAAGGAAGGAACTTTAGCACATGAATTAGGGGAGTTAGGTTTAAAGAAAAATTTAGAACTTATATCCACAAGGAAATATAATTCTGAGTTCAAGAAAATAGAGGCAGACAAACTATTCACAAAAGATATGCCAGATTATGTAGAAGTTTATGTAGATACTTGCATGGAAAAAGTTGCAGAAGCTAAGGCTAAAACGCCAGATGCATTATTTAAAATAGAACAAAGATTAGACTTTAGTGAATGGGTACCTGATGGTTTTGGTACTGGGGACTTTGTAATAATTGCAGATGGAACAATGGAAATATGTGATTTGAAGTATGGTAAAGGTGTTCCAGTATCAGCTATAGGAAATAAGCAAATGAGATTATATGCATTAGGAGCTATAGCAGAGTTTAATTTTTTATATGATATAAAAAAAATAAAAATGACAATTATACAACCTAGGTTAGATTCTATATCTACAGATGAAATGATGGTAGAAGAATTACTTAAATGGGCAGAAGAAGAGTTAAAACCTATAGCTAAATTAGCCTATGAAGGCAAAGGCGAATTTTGTGCAGGGGATCATTGTAAATTCTGTAGAGCTAAAGCAGTATGCAAGGCTAGGGCTGATAAGAATATGGAACTAGCTAAGTATGATTTTCAAGAGCCAAATACCTTAGATAATAACGATATAGCCTTTATTCTAGG